CCCGCCCGGGCCAAGGGTTGGTTTGGCGTACACCTGCCAGGCACCGCGATCGCAGCGCCAGCCCCTGCCGTGGTTGCCGTACTGGTAATCCCCGATGAACTCAACCCCGAGCTGGTCGGCGTGGCGCACCAACCATTCCATGACGTAGCGCCCGGTGTCCCGCTTTTCGTAGTAGATGTCAAGGGCGCGGCCTGTGGCATGGACGGACAGGTCACCGGGTTTGCCGCGCTTGTCGCGCACCACCCAGGTGCCGAGGCACCCGAGCCCGTAACGGCGTCTCAACAGCTCTTTCAGCTTTTCGGTGCCCGGTCGACGGCCCGCGGCGGCTCCGTCGCTGGTACCTGTGTACCCCCGCTTTTTTGTCATGACGTTATTTGCGACCGATAATCGGTTCGACCGGGTCACCCTTCTTGGCAGCGATACCGTTGCCGACTGCGTAGCCCACAATCATCGTGATGATGGGCAACCCCTGGTCTGAGTCAATTTGACCGACCGAGATCAGGACGGTCACACAGATGAGGGCAACCAACGCAATCAGCGCTTTGGAGGGGTTTTGCAGCGTCATGGCTTAGTTGTCGCTGATGAGGACGGTGACTGTTTCGGTTTGCCCGGAAGCGCATACGACGTACAGCTCGTCGCCGGGGCCGAGGATGGTGTCGTGCTGGCCCGCAGCTTTGTCAAGAATGTAGCCCGTGGTTGAGGTGACGGTGGCGTTGCCAAGGTACACAGCTGTGTTGCCGACGGGGGCGACGTGGACGGTGCGGTGCCCGACAGCGGAGGACGCGATTTTGGTGCGGGTGTCGGTGACGGCGTATTGCGCGGAGGTAATCATTCTGGGGTCTCAGTAGGTGCGGGGAGTGCGGCGATTTCTTCGGGGGTTAGTTCCCGGGTGATGGTTTCGCCTGTTTCTGCGTCGTGGAATGTGCCAAGGATGGGGTCGGACATTGCTAGGCCTTTCGGTATCCGTACACGGTGATAGTGCCGCCCGTCATCGTCCCGCTGAATGGAATCAGCGTAAATCCTGTGTATGACGTGGTGTTAGCCAAAACTCCTGTGTAAGTTCCAAAGTTTGTGCCGTAATGCACCATTTGTGCAGATAATGCTGTCTGATGTGTGAGATTTGGACTTATAACGTCAACTGCCATATGCGTGGTAATTGTGTCTGAGTTGCCGCCTACGTAAGTAAACGACGATGTGTTGTTGTCGTTTGCCGCCGAAACGGTTGTGCCTGTGTTGACACCGTAAACAAATACCCCGTAATACCCAGTAGTAGCGTTTCCGATTTGCATTTTTAGTGCACTGCTGGCGCTCATGTTGCCGCCGCTATACAAAATGCGGTAGTTGTCGTAGGTGCTGGAAAAGACATTGGTGACCGCAACGCTTGACACCCCGGAACCCACTGTCGTGCTGGTGATGTACACGAGGCCGCTGTTCGCCAAAAACGTGTTCGTATCCGACGCAGTCAGAACCTCACCCACCGAAAACGTCTTGATAGCCATACTCAGAATCCTAACTTGTTCTCGTTGAGCTTGCCCAGCGTCGCATTGTCCAACACCAGCCAGTTCGTGGTAGCCCCAGGCGCCAAGCTCCACGCCACCCGCGTCGACGCTGGATCTGCCTGGACAGTGCGCCCCAACACGTTCGCCGTGTAACTGTTGGAACGCAACAGAATCGTGGTGACATCCGCCGGGAACGTCGGGCTGACCTGAGCCTCCATTACAACTGCGACACGTTCCGGGCCCGCTGTCTGCCCCGTCAACACCGTGTCAACATAGGTAGCAAGGTTTGCAGCCTGCGCGGTGGTTTGGTCATAAGTCTGCAACGTGTACACACGAGTGCCGCTGCCCGCCGTCTGTGCCGCCAACCCAGCGGGCTCCACAATGACTTTTTGGGCGTAGTTGTTGGCAAGCGCCGCAAAATCGAGTGATTCGTACCGCCAATCACTGTTGACCAAGGCAACCGATGAGCCGTCGTTGAAACGGCCCCCGCTGGTCAGCACGTTACGCCCCACAAAGTTGAGGGACGGTGTAAACGTCCCAAGGTCGTAACCAGGGATGACGCGGGCCTGCTCTGTGATGGCAAGCGTTCGGTAAATCTGCAACGCGTTCGTGTTCGTAAACGATTGCGCGGACACCGTCGACTTGCTTGTGTCCGTGATGCTGCCCGAAAAGTCAATCCCTGCGGCGCTGGCAGTGCTGATCGCAGCTGCCCGGGTGGTGACCCCTGCCGACCATGACACCGTCACCTCAGCGCGGCCCAGGTACGCGATAGCATCCTCAAGCTTGATGCTGAACGTGTCCTCGGTTGTGTCCTTGCCGTAGTACACCTGGTAGTCGGCGACAAACCCCCCGAAATTGACCCCTGAGCCCGTAATCTCGATGATGTCGCCAACCTTGATTGACGGCAGACCAGATGGGTTGCGCCCGTTGATTTGGGCGGTGGTTGCCTGCACTGGGTCCAGCAAGCTGCTTTTGCCAATGTCGGATGACCAACTCGTCACGCTCGTCAGCACCGTCGATGCCCCCGATGGGTTGCTGTAATGCGTGAACGTGTAGGTGTAGAACGCCACTACGCCACCCGAACATCCGGGGGCAGGGAGCCGTTCTGCCGAGAGTAGCGCACCAACGCGTCAACGACGGCCCGCGGATCCGCTGACGTTACCGTGATGTTGATGCCGCCACCCATGCCGCCCATCTTGGACAACGGCACCACAGCTTCCGGGCCTGCCTCACCGATGAGCGCCAAGGTAGGGCTGGTCACGATGCCGCCCTCAGCCATTGCCGGAATAGCCAACCCAGACCCCCGGCCCGCTGCGTTGTCGTCGCCGCCCATACGCCCGAACGAAATCGGGCCCAACGGGTCAATGTCCTTGCCGGGTTTGATGAGGTTGATACCCCTAATGATGATGTTGGTGGCCTTGATCCAGGCATTGGCAACAAACTCAAAATAGGAGGCGACACCGTTCACGACCGATTTGATGGCGTTGCGGAACGTCTCAAACTTCTTGTAAGCCGCGACCACGCCAACCACCAGCAAGGCAATGCCTGCGGCAATGGCGGTAAACGGGTTGAGGGCCATAGCAAAGTTCACGGCGGTGATAGCGACCGCAACAGCGCCAATGGCGGCAGCAATGCCCAAAAACAGGTTCGGGTTCTTTTGGGCCCAATCCGCAAACTTTTGCAGCACCGGAAGCGCCTTTTCCACGATTGGCAGCAATGCCGCGCCAATGCTTTCCTTTGTTTCGTTGAGGGACACAGACAGGCGCTTGAAGCCGCCCTCAGCGGTGTTGGCTGCTTCCTGGGCGGCCCCGCCGAACGTGCCCCCAAGCGCGTAGAACACTTCGTCAAGTGTTGCGCCGCCCTTGATCATGTCCCGGAGGCTGGGGTCCAGTTTGGCGAGTGCGGCTGTGTTGCCGCCGTACGCCTTTGCTAGGGCGTTAGTGACGGTTTCCAGGGGCTTGCCTGTGGCTGCCGCAATGTCCATTGCGAGGGTGGCGGCTTTCTGGGCTTCCTCAACGTCGTAGGTGACGCGGGACAGGCTGGCAAGTGCTGGGCGCAGCTCGTCGTCGGCGACACCGAGCAGACGGCCCTGTGTCCCGATCCAGTCCTCGACTGCCGCAATCTGGTCGTCCGTGGCCCCGGTGGAAATACCGAGCTGGCGGGCAAGTTCCTTTTGGGCGGCGGCATCCTCAATGGCGCCCTTGGTGGCGTCCCCCAGGACCACCGCAAGACCGCCAAGCGCGGCAGCTGCTGGGACCGCTGCCTTCTTGATAGCAAACTGGGCTTTCTTGCCGGCGCCCTCCAGCTGCTTAAATTCCTGTACAGCTTTGGAAATGCCTTTGCCGTCAAACTCGGAAACAATGGGGATTTGGATAGCCATTAGTTCAGCTCCCTGTTGACACGTTGCACGGCTTGCATGGCGGCATCGTTCATTTCGCGTTGTATGGCGCCCCGCTTGCGGTACACAGCAGGGCCGATAATGCGGGTCCGTCCGGGCTGCAATGACCCAAGATTGGTGCCAAGCGGGTTCGGGTCTTTGCGGCCTGCTGACTCGAACACGGCGGCAGCACGATCGGTCTGCTGAATCAGGATGACGGCGACAGCGTTGCGGGCCGCGTCCAGTTTCAGCTTGACACCTTTGGCTGCTTTGGCGGGGTCATACGGGAAGATTTTCTTGCCGTCCTGTGTCCAGGTGCGGGCCATACCGGACAGGGGCAACCCGACGTAGCCGCGTTGTGCCTCCTCGATGGCGGGCTGGGCAATTCGGGTGGCGTCCTGCTGGAACTGCTTACGCAGGCCGGGTTCGAGCTTGTTGAGGGACCGAATAGCATCCTTGATCCCAGCGATCTCTATGTTGGCGGATGCTGTCATTTCTTGTTTTGGTCCTTGAGGATTTTTAGCACCGTGGCGAGGTCTGCCTCGTCAAACGGTATGTGTGGAGGCCAATACCCTGTCGCAACCAGCATTACAGCTAGTGCGAAACGGTAGGAGCCTCGTCCGTAGGGTTTTCGGGTTCCTGCCCGACGACCTCGATGTGCTGCATTTTGCGGATGTAGTCATCGAAGATTGGCGGGATGGTGACGCCGTGCACTTTGCAGGCTTCGTACGCCATGAACGCCAGGTCTTCGATGCCGACGCCTCCGGTGGCGAGGTCGGATGCTTTCCGCTTGTATTTGCGTTCCCACGCAACCAGCACAAACAGGTTGGTGCTGACCTCGTAGGCGTCACCGTCGATGGGTGTGACTCTGATGATCATGGGGTGCCCCTTTCGGTTGGCTGGTTACGGGGTAACGTCCCGGACCCAGGTGCCGCCCTCCCAGCTGATCTGGAAGGTCTGCATCTCGCCCACAGTGTATGCGTACGGGACCACCGAAAGCATCGTGTTGGAAATCGTGATCTCCGGGTTGTCGGCTGCGATGGCGCCGGAGGCCTTCTTGAAGACGATGGTGGTGGTGCCGTCGCCGACGATGTCAGCGAGGATGCCCTCGACTTCGGTGGCGCCGTACGACGCGAACAGGGTTGCGCTGCCGGAAACGGACTGGAGTCCCTTTTCCATCTTGTGGCCTGTGTCGCCGAACGCCGTGATTTCGAGCGGGTCGAAGCCCAGTTCGCACGAAAATTCGGTGCACTGATCTGCAAAGTCCGTGCCCCCGATGGTGAGGACTGCGGGACCGCCGAGGAATGTGGTGGTTGCCATTGGTTTTCCTTTGGTTAGTTGCGCCGTACTGCGACGGCAATTGTGAGGTCGTAGGTGGGGATTTCCTGCCCGCCGTAGGAGGCGTAGCCGGGGCTGCCGTTGGTCACGGCAATGTCTGACGCCATGATGGTGTCGACCTGGGTGATGAGCCAGTCGGTTGCGTCTTGGTTGCCGGGTGGCGGTGCCAGGATGCGGGCCCGTATGCGGATGTCGCCGACGTTGTAGGTGAATGCGTCCATTGTGGGCAGTTCAAGGAACACGGTCAGCGGGCGGGCGTTTCGGGGGTCTGTTACGACCTTGTAGCCGAGCCCGGTCAGGTCAGCGGAAACGGCTGCGATGGCTTCGGCGAGGATGCCTGTTGCCGCCATTTACGCCACCTGTGCGCGTCCGCACCCCAGCAGCTGCATGATTCGTCCCAGGGTTGCCGGAATGGGCAGGGAGCCCATGCCGTCAAACGAGGCGAACGAGTCCACGGATCCGCGTTCCCGGTACAGGGTGGCGGCGTACATGATGGTTCCGAGCTTGACGTCAGCGGACGGGGACGTGTTTGTGGCGTCCGTGTAGCCCGCCTCCTTCCGCTTGCGATAGCACCATGCGTTCCCTGCCGCTGTGCACGTCGTGATAAACGCGGTGTCGTTCGCGGTGGCGGAGCTGATGCCCAGCCATGCGGTGACGTCCGCGTCAACCACCCAGGTGACGGTTGCCGTGTAGGTGAGGGTGCCGTCCAGTTCGTAGTAGCCATCGTCGTCCGTTTGGTTGGC